CCATCCTCAACCATCAGGAAATCCTGCTACTGTCATCATCAATTCACTGTACAACTCAATCTCGATGCGTATAGTGTGGTGTTTGATAATGAAGGAGACCGATCATGCCAGCTGTTTGTCCTTTAGCCATAATGTAAATTTGATCTCCTTTGGTGATGATAATGTTTTGAACATTTCCGATAATGTCATCGATTTGTTCAATCAGAATTCAATCGCCAAAGGATATGCAGCAATCGGTATGACATATACCGATGAGTCCAAGGGAACAGACACAGTGCCATATCGAGCGTTGTCAGAAGTATCTTTTCTGAAACGCGATTTCCGTTTCGATAGAGGCTTGAGAGTGTATCAAGCTCCTCTCGTTATGGATACGATTATGGAAATGTGTAATTGGACTCGGGGTGATGTAGAAGATGAAGAAACAGTGCACATCAATGTTGAAACTGCGCTAATGGAATTGTCTTTGCATCCTCAAGAAATCTTCCAACAACGTTCCCAGCAAATTTTACGAGCATGTCGTAAGTGCTTAAAGGTTCAACCTAAGTTCTGCTCGTATCTAGAATATAGAAATTCGAATTATGACAAACTCTTTTAAATCTAGGAATGGGGCTCGATAGTGATGGTTCTAACAATTATCGTGCAGCAATTCCTGAATCCTAGTGTTAAGTATACTTAAGTTAGTCACTACTTTCCGGAGCAGAAGTATTCACTTCTACTAATTCTTGTGTGGCTCCATAAATATAGGCTAAGAATTGAACCCGTTTCTTTATTAGATTAAGTACACTGATAAAATTTAACGTTAAATTAAGTACTTGCTGCAAATACAAATGAAAATTCACCCAGCCTCATGTCTGAAACAAACATGAATTCAAAATCAACAATGCAGGATCCAACGACAACAATACTTGCGTCGGACCCTGCGCCCGCATCAACACCTCACGAGATAACAACTTTTGTAGATGATGCCGCTATTCAAGAAGCTTCTTTACCCGAGCTTGTATCGCCAGAAAATGACGTTATAGCTCCAGCTTCTGAAAGTCGTAATCACACTATAGAAGATATCTTATCTCGACCCGTAAAGATAACACAACAGTCATGGACTACTGCTAAATTACAAGATGAGGAGATTTATTCTGTTGCATTCCCCGATGCAATTATAGATGCTTCTGAAATTATTAAAGATAAGTTACAAAATTTTACGTATCTGCGTGCCGATATTTGTATTCGGGTTATAGTAAACGCTTCTACATTTCAACAGGGAAAGCTTCTGGCATACTTTGCTCCTTTTTCACGGGTTGTGGGCGACCGAGCGACATTGAACGAGCATTTATCAGCCAAAACTTCATTCCCACACATTGTTCTAGATGCGGCCACCGGGAACTCGGGAGTTCTTCGGATCCCATTTGTGAGCCCGTACACACATTACAACCTCACTACAGTGCAAGGTGATATGGGTAATTTCCGGATTACTGTTCTCAATCAGTTACGTACATTATTATCTTGTGATATTACTGTATTTGCTTGGTTTGAGAATATTGATCTCGGAGTACCCACTGCTCGCGCTAACTTTACTACTGTTTCTAATTCCACTAAGTTTTCTCAAAGAGAAAGAGATATGATTAAGGTATTAATAGATAAGAAGTTAATTCGAGTACGCAAGAATAAGAATGATCAATTAACTGCAATCACAAATGGATACGTTTCTGAGATAGCTGAAGATAGAGAGAAGTCACAGACTGGTCTCGTTTCTGCTACCTTGGAACATTTGGGTGGGTTTGCTTCAGGAATGTCTAACTTACCTGTTATAGGTAATGTTTTCAAACCTGTTCAATGGATTGCTGATTCTGCATCGAAAGTTTCAGCTTCCTTTGGTTTTTGCAAACCAACATCCGTTCAGACACAACATAAATTTCAAAATATTCCCGCTTTTGGTTATACACATACTGATGGTTTAGATCAATCCACTACTTTAGCTTGTTTCCAAGATAATCAGGTGCAGAACAGAGGTGATTTGTTTGGCTCTAAAGTTGATGAAATGTCTCTCAACTATGTTTGTGGCCATTCAAACTGGGTCCACACATTTCCGTGGACTACTTCTCAGGGCGCAACTGAAAATCTTCTTGAGCTTCCTGTGCATCCTGGTTTATCTAAGTTTAACAATGGCGTTTTTGAGCCTACTATGTTGGCTTTTGCTTCGGCTCCGTTCAATTACTGGCGTGGTGGTCTCACATACAAAGTTCAAGTTGCTAAAACAGCGTATCATTCAGGTCGTATAAGAATTGGATTTGTACCTTCCGGTATACTTGCTCAAGCTTATAACCTGGATACGTGTTACTCTTTGATTTTGGATTTGAGAACATCCGACCAGATTGAATTTACGGTGCCTTATATTTCTAATACACAATATAAATCTGTAAATTTAGCTGCAATCACAGCTAATCCAAACACAGATTCAGTAACAGGTATTCTTAAGATAGAAGTTCTCAATACTTTGAGAGCTCCAGACACCGTTTCTGCAACAGTAGATGTTAACATATGGATTAAAGGTGCTGAGGATTATCAATTGGCCATTCCTGATTTCAATCGTTATAGAGTCAGGGCGCCAAATGCTCCACCTCCAGTACCCCCTGTTACACCTTCTGTTAGGTTGGGAAGATCTTTGTTGAACTTTGAGGATGA